GTGTCCGCGGGCAAACAGATCCAGTCACCAGCAAGTGCAGGTAGCAGGGGTTTGGCTAAAACCACACAATTCACAAACGACAGGACACAGATGCAGATGGGCAACTCACCGATAGCAGAATCAATGATAGAGATCAGAAATATCATGAACAGGATTGATGGCATTAACGTGCCCACAAACGAAATGAACGAATTGGCAGATGATGAAAAGATGGAATTCACGAAAATACTATTGGACATCTCAGCAATAAAAGACAGGATCGAGAGACTGTCAGTGGATGATGACGCTAAGAAATCAGCGATACAATCACTGAAGAACGCGGAAGAGGCTTTAGTGGCACTGGACGAAACAGCGGTCAAGGAAGACCTGGACTACAGGAGTGATGATATCCTAAACAAAGCAGGATTTGATCCAAGCAAAGTAAAAGAATACATGGCGGTGTTCAATGATCACGGCGACACTTCAGACATAGATCAAATGAACATGGACAAAGTTGGACTAGCAGATGCTATGAGCATGGTGTTAGCATCACATGACATACAAAACGAATCATACCAACCAATGCCAGAGGGTGATGAGTTTGACATCGAAGAGGACGAGGACTTTGAAGAAGTGCTTGGTCCATTAGGTTTCCCAGAAGACGAGACAGAATTATTTGACGCAGAGTACCAAGGTAGAAAAGTTCCACTTAATAAACCTATGCGTGGTGACGTCAAGAAATTCAAAGTGTACGTCAAGGATCCAAAAACAGGTAACGTAAAAAAAGTAAACTTCGGACACGGTGGTACAAGTGCGAAAAGACCTACCATGAGAATTAGGAAGAGCAATCCTAAAGCAAGAAAATCATTCAGAGCACGTCACAACTGTGCAAACCCAGGACCAAAGACCAAAGCAAGATACTGGTCATGTAGGAAGTGGTAACATGCAGATCCGTGAAGTAGTAGGAATCACAGAAGAAGAATTTGAACAACTAGCAGAGAAACAAGATGCCTGCTATCACAAAGTGAAATCAAGATACAAGGTATGGCCCAGTGCCTACGCCAGTGGTGCATTGGTGCAGTGTCGTAAAAAGGGTGCGGCCAACTGGGGCAACAGCAAGAAATAATGAGAGCCAGTGAGATAATCACAGAGAAGTGTTGGAAAGGCTACGAGAAGAAGGGCATGAAGACCATGTTCGGCAAACGTGTGCCCAACTGTGTCAAGAGAGAATCTTTGGACATATGCATCAACTGTGGAGAACTGGTGTTCGAGGAGACACTGAACGAGGACCTCAAGAAATGGTTCAAGGACAAATGGGTGCGGATGGGTCCGAAGGGCAAGATCCGTGGAGCATGCGGTGGCAAATCCAAAGGCGAGGGCAAACCCAAATGCTTACCGGCCAAGAAAGCATACGCACTAGGCAAAAAAGGCAGAGCAAGTGCGGCCGCAAGAAAAAGAAGAAAAGATCCTAATCCAGACAGACGTGGTAAAGCAATCAACGTCAATACCAAAAAGAAAAAATAATTTGCATTCATACGAAATCTGTTATATACTTGTTGGATAACAACAGGAGAAACAAATGGCAGTAAGAAACTTTAATGACGCTGAAAAGCAGAAATTGATCCAGATCATTTCCCAGGGTTCACAGGTACTAGGTGAGGTAGAGGACTTGAAGGGTGGATTGAAAGACACAGTAAAAGCAATATCAGAAGAACTAGAATTGAAACCAGCACTCATCAACAAAGCGATATCAGTTGCACACAAAGGCAACTACCAGAACATCGCAGACGAGATGGACACGCTGGAGAGCATACTGAACACGGCCGGCAAACTTTAATGTTGGACAAAGTCAGATCATTCTGGCTTCGTAGTTTTGAGAGTGACAGGACAGCGTTCTACTTTGAACTCGTCAGTTTCATTTTCACAGTTGGAGCCAGCCTAACACTTGCGATCACAGCCTCAGATCCGGACATGACTATCGTGTATCCGGGGTTCTTGGTAGGAGCAGTCACACAATGTTACGCATCGTTCAGGAGAGGTGCGGCGTTCGTGATGATGATCACTGGTTACTTCGCAATCATAAATGTCTACGGTTACGGCGTGGCAAGTTATTGGTGGTAATATGAGTTACATAGACGCATTATACAAAAAGGACGAGGACAAGATATACGTCGTGGAACGTGATCCCAAGAAGGGCAGGATATTCACGGAGTATGATGCCAGATATGTTTTCTACTACGAGGACGCAAGGGGCAAACACAGGTCAATGACCGGTGCACCATTACAGCGGGTGCAGTGTGCCACACACAAGGAATTCATAAAGGAACAGAGGATAAGATCCAACAAGCAACTGTACGAGAATGACATCAATCCCGTGTTCAGGTGTTTGGAAGAGAACTACCTGGGCAAGGAGACGCCCAAATTGAATGTGATGTTTTTTGACATTGAAGTTGACTTCGATCCAGATCGGGGTTACTCAACAACAGATGATCCGTTCATGCCCATAACTGCCATAAGTTGTTACATGAGCTGGACGGACCAACTGGTCACCTTCGCGGTGCCTCCCAAGACCATCAGCATGGCGGATGCCAAAGAGCTCACGAAAAGGTTTGACAACACGATGCTTTTTGAAAAAGAGAAAGACATGTTGGACGCATTCCTAGAACTGGTGCAAGACGCAGACATACTGTCGGGTTGGAACAGTGAGGGATATGACATTCCATACACAGTGGGTAGGATACAGAAAGTGTTGAGTTCGGACGATACAAGACGTCTTTGTTTTTGGGGTGAAAAGCCAAGAAAGAGAGTGTTCGAGAAGTATGGTAGGGAACAGTTGAGTTTTGACCTAGTAGGTCGTGTACACTTGGACTTGTTGGAACTATACAGGAAATACACATATGAGGAAAGACACAGTTTCAGGCTAGACGCAATTGGTGAACATGAGTTGGATGAAAGGAAGACGGTGTACGAGGGCTCGCTCGACAACCTGTACAAGAACGACTTCGGATTGTTCATAGAATACAACAGACAGGACACAGCACTGTTGGCCAAACTTGAGAAGAAATTGAAGTTCATAGAACTTGCCAACGAGATTGCACACCAGAACACTGTACTACTACAAACGACGATGGGTGCAGTTGCGGTCACGGAACAGGCAATCGTCAATGAAACACACAGACGTGGAATGCAGGTACCGGGCAGGAAGTACAAGAAAGACGGTGAAGAGAATCAACCGGCGGCAGGTGCACACGTGGCAACCCCTCAAAAAGGAATACACGATTGGATCGGATCAGTTGACATCAACTCACTGTATCCAAGTGTGATCAGGGCACTTAACATGGGTCCGGAGACCATAGTGGGACAGATAAGGCCGGTCATAACATCAGCAGAGATCAACAGGGCCAAACACGCCAAGAAATCATTCGCGGCGGCGTGGGACAGCCAGTTCGGTAGTTGGGAGTATCAGGCGGTCATGAATCAAGAGAAGGGCACGGAGATAATCGTGGACTGGGAGGACAAGACCAGTGTGCGTATGAGTGCCGCACAACTGTACGAGATCATATTCGATGGCAACAACAAATGGATGTTGAGTGCGAACGGAACAATATTCACATACGAGTACGAAGCGATCATTCCGGGTTTGTTGAAACGTTGGTACGCAGAGAGACAGGAAATGCAAAAGAAGATGCGTGAGTGCGGAGACAATGAGATCGAAAGAGAATATTGGGACAAAAGGCAACTTGTGAAGAAAATTAATCTAAACAGTCTGTATGGTGCGATATTGAATCCAGGTTGTAGATTCTTTGACATGAGGATTGGGCAGAGTGTGACACTCACAGGCAGGTGTATCACTAAACACATGGCCAGTAAGACCAATGAGATCATCGCAGGCAAGTATGACCACAAGGGAGAGAGCATAGTGTACGGAGACACAGACTCGGTATACTTCACAGCACACAAGACATTACAGAAAGAGATCAACGAGGGTGTTATACCATGGACCAAAGATTCTGTCGTGGCACTGTATGACAAGATAGCAGATGAAGTCAACGGATCATTCAAATCATTCATGACCAAAGCATTCCACACACCAAGCACAAGGGGAGAAGTCATAGCGGCGGGTAGAGAACTTGTTGCATCAAAAGGATTGTTCATCACAAAGAAGAGATATGCTGTACTGTACTATGACAAGGAAGGTAAACGTGCAGATGTAGAGGGCAAGGATGGCAAG